TATCTGCGCGTGGCTTACTTGCAAACCACAAAGCAGGAAGATTTGGCCAAGACAGGTCACTCTGAGCGCAAGCTGATTTCTTGCGAATACGGCCTCCAGGTAGACGCGGAGAAATCGCAAGGCGCGATCCGCGATATCCAAGCGTCCTAAACAGTTTGGGCGTCCAGGAAACTGGGCGCCCACCCACTAATCGGAGCCAAGAATGATTAAAGAACAGGACGGCCACGTATACGTCAAAACCACCGAGGATGTTCAGCCTCTTTTGGACGCCAACGGGCGCCTGCGCAGCGTTTACGATGAGATGCCGAGTTATGGCCGCAATGGCCGCCTGGCAGCCAGGGTGCCTGGCACAGTGGCGCAAAACTGGGCGAAAGAGTGCGGTGCCGCCGTAGGCACTAAAGAATACATGGCATACGCCAAGCGCAAGTTAATCGCTGGCGATTTTCAGAAACTGAGAATTGAGGGATTTTAAATGTCGTTCACGTTTACCAGCCTAAAAACATCGATCGGCGATTTCCTAAATCGCGATGACCTAACGGCTGTGATCCCGACATTTATTGCTCTGGCCGAGGCTGATTTTAATCGTCGCATCCGGCATTTCGAAATGGAGAAACGCGCCAGCGCCCAGATCGATACGCAGTACAGCGCCAAGCCTGCCGATTGGCTTGAGACAATCCGCTTCCAAGTCATGGGCGATGGCACCTACCCGATCGAATTAGCGTCGAATGCGCAACTGATGGAGATGCGCCGGAACGTAAACGACACCGCCGGGCGCCCCGCTTTCTACGCATTTGTTGACGGCCAATTCGAGGTCTTTCCAACGCCTGACACGGCGTACACGTCCGAATTAATTTACTACGCTAAAATAGACGCACTGAGCGACAGTACGGCCACCAATTGGTTGCTAGAAGGCAATCCAGACTTGTACCTGTACGGCGCTCTCACNCACTCTGCGCCTTATCTCGGCGAAGACCAGCGGATCCAGGTTTGGTCGGCCCTGGCAGAGCGCGCACTCAACGAAATCACCAACAGCAGCCATGCTGCTAAATACAACGGCACCGGGCTGCGCTTGCGGCACCGGGGCATGGCGCCAGCTAATAGGAGATCAGCATGAGCCTTAGTAATACATATGAAACTCACGTCTTAAATTACGTGTTCACGACGACATCAGTCAGCCGACCGACCGCCTGGTATCTGGCATTGTTTACCAGCGATCCGACAGACGCCGGATCCGGCAATGAGGTCTCAGGCAATGGCTACGCGCGCCAGACGGCCGCCTGGTCAGTCTCCGGCAACCTGGCCACCAATTCGGGCGCCATTGAATACCCAGCCTGTACAGGTAACGCCTGGGGGACCGTAACGCACATCGGCGTGTTCACGGCGGCATCAGGCGGCGATATGATCGTTCACTCGGCGCTGACCACCAGCAAGGCAGTCGCGGTTGGAGATGTTCTGCGAGTGAACGCTGGCGAAATCGACATCACATTGGATTGATAATATGGCCACAATAGTCACCAGATCTGGCAAGGGCAGCGCTCTTACTCACAACGAAGTCGATGCAAATTTTAACAATTTGAACAACGATAAATTGGAGACTAGCGCGGCTTACGTCCATCCTACAGGCGCGGGTAACAATCACATTCCTACTGGTGGATCGGCAGACCAAGTGCTGACTTACGCCAGCTCTGGAACGGCAGCTTGGGCTGATGCTGGCGGTGCATTTGCTGCAAGCACAGTTACGGTTACAGGAGATGTAACGCTAACTGCTGGGCAAAGCGGCAATCTTATTCGCGTCACTGCTAGCAGCACTAAAACAATAAATCTTCCAGCCACAGCAACTGGCTTGTTCTATGTTTTTAGCAGTGAATCAGCTGAAGACATGTATATTAAACCAAACGGCAGCAATTCAATAGACGGAAATGCTGGTGTTAAACTAAATTTAACTGCTGGAGCAAGCGGAATTATATCATGCGGAACGGCTGGCACAAATTGGTCTACTGTTGGCATTACTAGAAATATGATTGTCCACAGAGCTACCACATTTTATAATTCAGCCTCTCCCGGTGCTAATCCTACGAGATTAACGGGTACATATACTCCTACTCTCGGTACACAAATTCTTATTTGCGTAGGCTCTGCGACTAGCGGTGCGCCGTATGGGTCTGCTAACACTGGAACTTATCGGAGTGCTGGCAGCGGTGGTCAAAGTTATGGGGAAAAATTTATATCATCTCCAGCCTCTAGTTATGCATATGGAATTGCTGGTGGAGGTAATGTGGTTGGCCCAAGTTCTGCTAGTAAAGATAAAACAACAACGGCTGGTGGTATTACTGCGACACAAGGCGCTGAAGGTACTACGGAAGGGTCTGGCAACACATCAGGCCTAGCTGGTGGTACATGCAGCGGCGGCACTGTTAATTTTACTGGCGGCACAGGTGGGGCTGGTGGAAATAGTAATATTACGGGCGGCGGTGGCGGTGCAGCAACCCGTGCGGGTAATGGCGGTACCGGAAATGGTAGTAATAACACGGCTACTTTTGGCGGTGGCACTGGCGGAAACAACGCTTCAACAAGCGCAGTTGGTGCAGCGGCAACGGCCCGAAACAACAGCACTTACGATATTCCCTACAGTACGTCTGAAACGTATTTAGCTGGAAGTGCCCAGCCTAATGCTAGTAGCAGCAACAACCCCGGCACTTCTCCCCTTGGTCATGGGGCTGGCCCTAAAACTTTAGTTAATTTTGGTAGTATCAGTTTTACGATAGCGGATAATAGCGCTTTATTAGTTGGCGGTACGCGGGGTGCCAACTACGGCGGCTATTCTAAACCGGGTATAGGCGGCTATGTAACTTTCGTGGAGTTTATCTGATGATTTTAAATGCCGAAGAATTAAAAGAAATTATGCAGATATTGAGCGCACCGGGTCCTGCTAGGGATTACCGCAATCACCTTTTGGCTTTGTCTGACAGCCACGTTTGGCCTGACCATGTGCCTGACGAATGGCGCACCTACCGACAGGCACTGCGAGACGTTCCAGCGCAAGAATTTTTCCCCGAAACGGTCAACTGGCCAGTGGCACCAAGTTAACATGCAAGACAAAGATCTCAACGCCCGTGTCAGTGTCTTAGAAGAGACCACCAGGCTGCAATTCAAGGAATTATTTCTGCGATTAAAACGCATCGAAATGATTATGCTTGCAAGCGCGGCGGCCATTATCGGGTTGTTGTCATCCATCCTGGCTGGCCAGTGAGATGGTTGCCGAAATCCTTGCCGGGGTGGCGCTGGTAAAGGCCAGCATCGATGCCATCAAAGGAACGATCGCAAGCTGTAAAGATGTCAGCGAAATTGCGACTGACATCGATAATCTGTTCCAGGGTCAGCAAGACATTGCCAGGGACAAGCGCAAGGCGAAGGCCACCGGGCAATCGGCAACCCAAATCGTGATTGCCGAGGAAACCGCAAAAGAAGATTTAAAAATTGCCCAAGAATTAATTATCGCCAGATTTGGATATCACGCCTGGCAGCGGATCCTGCAAGTGCAGCAAGACCAATTGCTTGAGCAAAAGGCGTTGGCGGCCGCGCGCAAAAAGAAAAAAGCAGAAACCCAGCAAGTCGTTGAAGATGCCGCCACGGTTGGCATTAGCGTGTTTATCGGGATCTTGGTTTTACTGATCATCGTCGCGGTGATCTTGGCAATGTAGAGGAAAAACGATGTCAGAATATTGCGTAAATAGTTACTGGGTCGATGGCTATGCGGTTGGCGATAAGCTGATGCTGGCGGCGGCTCCGGCCATCGCTGCAACGGTGTCCAGCGCGGTCGATAAGATCAAAGACGTAGCGGCAACCCCGGCCATCGCTGCCAGCGCGTCAGCGGCTGCACTGAGCGTGTATTCCGCGCAAGTGAGCAAGGCGATCACAATGGCGGTAACGCCGTCCATGCTGCGTTTTACGCACTCTCAGGTCGATCAGATCGACATAACAAGCACGTCAACCGCTGAAATTTATGCAACCAGATTATTTCAATCGGCTGGGTCGGCGGCATCAAGCGCTACCGCCGCCGCTGGCTATACTTTGCCATGTGCTGCAACCTTGGCAGCAACGAGTATAATGCAGGGAAACGCAAACTATAAATGGGTCACGCAAGCAGAGACCTCAGAGATCTGGACGGTGATTTAACATGGCTGATACGACAACGACAACTTTTAGCCTGGTAAAGCCAGAGGTCGGATCCAGCGCCGACACCTGGGGCGGCAAATGGAATACTACACTCGACACTCTTGATGATCTGCTCGACGGCACAACGGCGATACAGCCAAATCTCACTGCCGGATCCTGGATCGGTGGCACGGCCATCACCACGACCGCAGCGCAGATAAATTACGTTACAGGCGTGACCAGCGCGATCCAGACGCAACTCGACGGCAAATCCCCAACGGCTGGCAATGCCAGCAT